AATTCGTTAGCAACAGAATAAAAATCGTCAGTATTGGGATACTCACTAGAAACATCCAAAAGACTGAAGACCTCTTTAACTTCATCCTTACACTCTCTGAGTAACATACATCCCATCGAATGATTGGTATAATATTCGTTATCTTTTAGGGGGTCTGAAAGGGCAGGTAGGGCAACCGCCGCCGCAGCAACCAGTGAGGCAATAATTTTTTTCATACTTTAAAAAATTTGTTATAAAGAGCAGATGCTTCAAGATGTTTACCGTGGTTTGTAAGATATTTAATTCTATCAAGAATTTTTTTCTTAAAGATTTTAGATGTTTCCTTCATCCTCATCTCCTATGTATTCTAGTGAAATTACATCATGATCCTTATTATTAGGATCTAACCACTCAGCAAATTCTTGGTGAATAGAATATGCGTCTTCCAGACTCTCATATAATTCAGAACCTGGATGATTTTCAGACAAATGGTGAATGCGGTCTATTGACCAATCATTAATTTTCTTTAGAGTTGATTCTAAAGTTACCATAGTCTTTTCGCATATAGCGTCCTAGAATATTACTATTATAATACACTGGCGAACCATCGTCAAGTGCCTCAGATAATACATTATTAAGAAACAATTGTTTTGTTTCTTCAAAGTTACAAGTACCTTTGGTTTTATGTAAACTTAGTATTTCTCTACTGAAGATCTCTTTGCCATATTTTTTTACATCATCTTTTAATTCGGGACAAGATCCATAATATTTTTTCCAATCAGATTCTTGTTTTACCTTTCGTTTCTTACCTGGTGGTGTTCTGAATGACCAAAAATACTTTCTCCCAATGTACTGTCGTTTGTTTGAGAGATTGGTAATTTTATAAACAAAACCAAAGTAGTCCCCAACATCATCAGTATTAAAAGTTCGTTCCAGGTATATCCAAGGATTTTCATAACTCATGTATAACTCATACTATTGTATTATATGAGCTATTATTTATCTTCAAACCTAACAAACCAACTCTACTCATGGAATCAAGTATTGTCAAGCCCTTGATAAATAATCAATAAAGTCATATAATATGGCAGTCTACGTTAATAATATTACTCTCAACACAGGAGAATATTTTTCCAGAGATTTTTATCTGGATAATATTAATGGCACTCCATTAAATCTGTCTGGGTATACGGCAGCATCTCAAATGAGAAAACACCCAGAAAGTGTCAATGCAACAGCAGATTTTAATGTTGGATTTATAGACAGAACAAATGGGAGAATAAGAGTATCATTAGCAACTAAAAAAACAAGGTTAGTAAAACCTGGACGCTATGTCTGGGATGTAATGTTTAGTGAATCAAATCCTTCTGGAAATAGTTCAGTTTGGACAACACTAGAAGCAAATAATTATGGATCATATAGAGGATATACAAATAGTTCTTGGTCTACTTTTATGAATACCTATGCGTATTCTAGAGTTCCACAATCAGGAAATCTTAGTGATGATAGTGATCCCTATGGTGTTAAACAAGACTCATATCAAGTATTTTTCCCATATGATGGAGTCTATCAAATAGATGCTGCTGCTGATAATGTTGGTTCTGTAACAATCAATGGAACATCATTCAATGCTGCAGCATTAAATGCAACAAATGTTGGAGTAGGAACCATATCTCTTAATAGAGGTGATCATACTGTTGCACTATCGCAACAGAATGCGGATAATGGGCTAGGATCTTTCGATGATAATCCAGTTGGTTTAGCAGTCAGTATTACATATGTTGGTGGTACTGGATATGGAAAGAAGAGTATTGTTATAGAAGGCAATGTATTAGCAACACCAGATATCACACCATCTTGTATTATTACTGTTTATGATAATGAAGAAGTCGGTATCATTGAAGAAACTGGTGGTGCTGCCAGTGGAGTGAGTATTGACAATATTAGTACTTATGGAGTCATTCACATAGGTGTTAACTTCAATCAATGTAGCACTTTTGATATTGGTAGTAGTTCCACAAGAGATATGCTTGAAGATGCTACACAAAGACAAAAACTTATTGATTATATGAATATAGGGGGTGTGGTATGGTTAAATGTTGAATGGTGGAATGGTAGTACTGATGAACGGAGTTGTTCCGATAGAAGTAATATCAATGCAATGCTTACTTTGCTTGGAACTGAAATCAGAGCAATTGATGATGATCCTATACAAGGTTCTACAAGATCGACTGAAACTAGTGTTATAAACTCTAATTTTCCGGCAACGCAATCACAAAATGCCTCTGTAATATTTTCAGGTGGAACACCAGTTTTCGTCGATGGCACTAATACTATCACTACATATGAAAAAATAGGTCAGGGAATTCTATATGTAAGTGGGGATACTAATACTTTCAATGGACCATCATATCCAGAAAATTATTATAATGCTCTCCGTGCATTGGTTCTAAATAGTTAAAAAAATGTCGGCAGTATACGTTCATAATATTACTATAGATAGTAATACCGACTATGAGCAAGAGTATGATATGTTTGAGGTTGGTGGTAAAGTAGTTGATCTTGCAAATTATACTGCTAAAGCACAACTAAGAAAACATAGAGATAGTCAAACTTCTACTAGTTTTATTGTTGGTTTTCCTGATAGAGTAAAAGGTAAAATCAAACTAACCATTCCAAGTTATATAACTTCTGCTCTTAAACCTGGTAGATACATATACGATATTCTTTTTACAAAACCAGGTGGAGCAAAAGAGATTGTTCTTGAAGGGACTGTAAGAGTAAAACAAGGTATTTCAACTGGTTGTTTTGGTACTAGTACTAATGGACTACCAGGTAGTGCTCAAAGACTTTGTATTGCTGTGATTGATGAAAGTGATAGTCAAACACAACCAGGTATGTCTACGAAGTGGGCACAGTTCCGTTCTACATATCCTAACAGAACTTTTTATCTTTTAATGCCAAAAGGTGAAGGATTTGGGCATCAGGTAGATCCTAAGGAATACGGTGACATTCGGATGCCACAAAATTTTGCTAATGAAACTACTATCAACACAGGTAGATTAATTTCGGAGGATGGAGACTAATGACTTTTAACTGGCCAGACATACCGTTTTCGGGAACAGAAGTTGATGCCTTTGTAGTTGAGTACAAGGCACTTGCACAAACCATTTATGATGAATGGGATGATGATAGTGAGATGAGAATTTATGATTTTGATCCGAGTGGTGTGGACTTGCCAATTCCACTTTTAAAAGCACCGTTTAGAAGAAGAAGCACAATAAAAATACTTCTAGAGAATGGTTTAGTGTATGCAGCATTCATTGTAAAACAAAGAGCAGGTAATTCTGGTCCAGGAACCGATTTTGAATTAGGTAATAGTCCTCTTTCACCAGGTATGTCAATCGGACAAAGACTGGAGTTATTCAAAGATTTGGGGTGTGTATTTACAAAAGAAGCAATGGAGTGTGCTCATAGAAATAATAATGATGGTAAAAATCCTCCAGTAGATTTGGGAGACCCTTATAATGTTTTGCAGGATGGTGGTATTCAAGATAATCCTGATGATTTAGATCCAGATGATCCAAACACTCCACCAAATGATCCCAATGATCCACCAAAACCTTGTGATGATAAAAATTTAAGAGAGAATGCATTAATAGGTTTAGCAAACACTCCTGGACCGTTTAGTTCTTGTTTTAGAGATGTTAAAGCAAAATTATTGGATCGATATCTTATTTGCAATGATACGGTGTTTACTGAAAATGATATGCAGAATAAAATGCCTAATTTAAGGGAAAACGTACAAGAATTTTTTGATAGTACTTCTAATAATCAAAGACAATGTGCTTTGAATGGTTGTATTACTAAAAGGTCAGATATAACAAGTGACTTTTCTGCAGAAGGAAAAGCAAGGCTTAGTGCTGGACCTACTGATAAAATTCATCAGGTATCATTTTATGCAGATCCTGGACCAAGATTATGTCTTCAAACAATATTCGGAACAGCAATAGTAATTACAACTTCTAGTGACCAAGTTTTAAGAATATTAGATGACTTTGATTTTGTATATGGCAATCAAGCAGACAGACCAGATGCAAGTTACACTGGACAACCAAATCCAGGACAAAAACCAGGAACATATTTTGAATCTGCAGGACATCAAAAAGATAGATGGGGAAATCCTGTCCCAATTGGAGATCCTTCTGCAATTTCATCTCAGATTTATCCACCAGTAACTGAAATTTCAGATATTAACAATACTCAAAACTGGACTAGTCCCACCGAAATTGGAAGAAATATTGTTGCAGACAACATTCTAAATGGCGGAGGCAAAGGGCAACCAGTACCTATTAATATTAACTTACAAGAATAATGAAAAATTCGTACTCACTAATACTAAAACATTATAATGGTGGCGCAACACCAAACTTTATTCAAGATAGTCTTCCTGGAGTTGGTGTAAGCATCGGATCTAGTTTAGCAATCTATAACATTCACCAATTTAATGATGTTATGGATGCAAATGCTTATGGTAAGATAAACAAAAAAACTGCAAACTACAATATCGCTATCAATAAACTTGTTGGTGGTGATGATTATGTTCATTTTGAAGAAGAACCTACTGGTGTTTCAACAGTTGGATATCTTGATATTGGAGAGAAGCAACTTTCCCACTATCTTGATAGTGTTACAAAAGCAATGTTACTTGCTATTTTAGATGGGGACTCGAAAAGAACTTCATCTGTTGGTATAGGAACTAGTGGTGCTAAAAAACAGATATTTTATAATACTCTTCGTGTAGATCGATATAAAGATTATAGTTTAAAACCTTGGTCAAACTGGAATGATTCTGTGGGAGTTTGTACGCCAACATCAGTTTCTAGATCAAACAATGTTGCTATCGTAACTACCACTCCGGCACACGGACTAAGCACCTCATATGATGATTGGGGTGTTATTATGAATCTAAATACTGGTATAGCAACTTCTTTCAATATATCAACATCAACCTATCCAAATGGTGTCCCTATAAAAATTATAGATGCAAATACATTTGCATATCAAAATGTTGGTATAAACACTCCAACAACAGCAGTGGTCGGAATATCATCAATACAAGTGGGATGGGGTGGAACTAGCAATAATCTTCACTTATATTTTACTTAAATGGCAACTTTTAATGAGTTAGAAACTTTTAATCCTAAACTTTGGTTTGATGGTATATGTAGAGGTAAAATATCATACAGTGAAGTAGGAGGATTATCACCAGGTGGTCCAATTACAAATCGTCTAGCTGAAGGATTTTTGGGAGGACCACACCCACCAATAATTTTTTCATTTGATCCTACTGGAAATATTCCAATAGGTCCATCAGATACATATCCAAAACCTTGGAGAGGTGCTCAACAAAGACTCAATGATGCATCCTATGGATCTACTATAGGTCCATTTGCTAGGATAGTTTCTATAAACAATAATATTAATTTTGATGATACTTGTGTCGATGAATGTGACTCATCGAATGGGGGAGATGATCAGTGCAAAGTTGGTCTATTTGGTAGGCTTGGAATAGGTGATGGAAATGTAGTAGGATTTAGATTGATGGACTGGCATGGACAAGATGAAGGAAACTTTGATACTGCATATTGGAATAGTCAAGGTGCCAACTGGGATACCTGGAAAGAATGGTGGGAAAATGCATCAAAAGCAACCGTTTTTGCTCAATGGGAAGATGTTATAGGGAATCCAACTGTAGAAGTTGAAGTTGCATATGATTATATTGGTACTGGTGATGATGATTTTTATCCAGGATTGGACGGAAATGCATATCTGGATAACTCTCTAGATTTATTAGTTGCAATGGTCGCACTTGCAGTATTGATTAGGTGGTAACATATGTCAAAACCAACATTAGCACAAAGAACTAGTTTTAAAACTTGGTTAAGGAAATTTAAATCCAAGTTTGCAAATACAACTATACCTGAATTTTATATTGATGCAATTCTATCTGAAAAGGCAGTTGGGATTAGTACGTCAGATGACGTTAGAGTAATACCTTTTGACAACTTTGAAACTGTTGATATTTCTAATGATGAAGCAAATGAAACCTTATTTTACTTACCTGCATTAACAAACGACAGAGTAACTGTAAGTTTTGGATCTACATCAGTACTACTTACATTTGTTGGTGAAGATCAAGGTGTCACTAAAGATGGATCAACATATACATTAAATCAAAATATACCTATTGCTCGCGGAAGGGCATTAACAATTAAAGGTCTTGGTGGTGCATTACTACAAAGTTCTAGTGTCCCAATATATGAAGTAACACCTTCTTCAAAAAATGTAAATGAAGGTGGTACAATCAATTTCGTAGTCACAACTGAAGGTGTAAATATTGGCACTACATTATATTACAACACTGAAGTTGGAAGTACTGGGACAAGTGCCACTGGATCCGATTTAATATCACCAAACTCTGGATCATTTACCATTGTTAGTGATGGAACTTCTAGTGGCGGTATTGCAACAGTAACCAGAACGATTGTACTGGATGGTGTAACGGAAGGTCCAGAGACATTCCGTACTGTCATTTTAACAGACTCAACAACTGCTGGAGTTGTCACAAGAACTGATGATATTACAGTTAATGATGTTGTAGCATCGTATTCTGTTGGAGTATCAACAACAGTTGTAAATGAAGGATCGTCTGTTGAATTTACTGTTAATACAACAGGTATAGCATCTGGAACTACGCTGTACTTTAGCACTTCTGGAACAACTGTAGCAGCAGACTTTACAGATAATAGTTTAACAGGATCATTCAATATTGTTGGTAATGGTACCACAACTGGTGGTATTGCTACATTCTCCCGAGCGTTAGTAGCAGAACCTCCTGGATCCGAAGGAACTGAAAACTTTAATGTCACAATTAGAACTGGTTCTACTTCTGGTGCGGCAGTAACAACAACACCAACTATTACTGTCAATGATATTTTTCCATCTTATAATTTTATACTAACAAATCAATCTGGTATAGTAACAAATATTGCCGAAGAAGGAGAATTAGTAACAGTTACATTAAACACAACAAATATTGCTACAGGTACAGAATTTAAAATATGGTTTGATGAAGAACCTGGAACTAATAGTGATAAAGATCCTAGAGATTTTGGTTTTTATAACGAACAAGATGGCATACTCTATACCAGTAATTCTCATGTTATTACCATAGTAGGATCTGCAACTACATTTAGAATAGGAGCAGCCAATGACTTCCGTGAAGATGAGAATGATACTTTTAGAATAATACTTCGCGAAAGATATCATAGCAATAATGATCCTGCAATTATATTTGCAACATTACAAGTAACAGATGTAAACTTATTATTTGATGTAACAACGGATAAAACTTTAGTAGATGAAGGTGATGATTTAACAGTTACATTTGGAAATCCTAGACATCCAGTAACTGGTATTGGTACATTCATGCCAAGTGGTCCGGTTTATGCGACACTAGAAGCAGTTAGTGGAACATTCCCCATTGGCGTTAATAATATTCCAGAAGATTTCTCATATCCTTGGGCAGATCTCAAGACATTAGTTCAAACTGGATATCATTCTGGATATGGAAATTCTAGCACCTTTACAATTCCAATATATGCAGACTTTACATCAGAAGGTCTTGAAACTTTTTATGTTGCATTTAGAGCTGGTAGTTATACAAATCCAATTTTTGCAAGATCTGCAGATATCACTATCAATGATACATCAACCATACCTGGAACAAATGCAAATGGACTGACCTTTGGACCAGTAATTGTAAATAGAGATAATGGAACCGCTACAAATGCAACTGATTGGTACAAGATTTGTAAGATAGATGATCTTCCAGAAGGTTCTTCTATCGCTCTGTTTATTGATGGATCTGGAAGTATGACACTTCAAACAGTTAGAGCATCTTATGATGCGTTTGTTGCCAAGTTAAATGAAAAAAATATTACCATTACTACAGTAACAAATTCTAGCGAAGATTGGATTACTCCGTTCTTGGTTGATTTACCATAAATATTTAAAAAAAAAACGATGGCAGTCACATACGTTAGTAATTTAGTATTATACACTGGAACAGACTTTGATCAAACGTTCGTTTTAGAAGATGCTCAGTCTAATAGTGTAAAAGACTTGACTGGATTTAATGGATGTGCTCAGATGAAGAGATATGAGTCGTCATTAAAGACTGCCGATTTTACAATATCATTTGCTAACGATAGAAAAACAGGTAGAGTCACACTATCTCTACTTGCAGCAGACACTACAAATCTAAAACCTGGAAAATATTTTTACGACCTAATATTAAACAGTCCCACTGGTTCTACTACAAGAGCAGTAGAGGGGACTGTTTTAGTTAAGAAATCAGTTACTAGATAATTACTTCTTCTTCTTTTTCTTCTTATGTGATCCACAAGAAGATTCGATAATGCTTTGGATGAACTCTTCATCCAATTGCTTCATTACGTAGTCTGCTTCTTTAATATCGGAAGCATGTCCTTCTTTGATCAGATAGTCTGCGATCACTTCATAGTGATCATAAATTGAAGGAGTGGGATTTGCCCTAATATTCTTATATGCTTTAAGACTTACCCGATATCCAGGACTGTTCTTATAAAGATCTTTTGGTTGATTTTGCAATCTCCACCAACCAGGAGATTTGTTATTTGAAGATGAACTTGCTTTTGCTGCTTCATCTGCTGCTGCTTTATCTGCCGCTGCTTTATCTGCCGCTGCTTTTTCTGCTTCTCTTTGCTCTCTAGATTTTTTTTCTTCCGGCGTTTCCGCTCTCTCTTCTGGATCTGATGTATCTGCCTTTGAATCAGTACTAGGATCTGATATGCCAGGAATTAACTTGTTATCCAAAGCGACTTTTGTACCAAGAGTAACAAGACCTGCAGCACCCGCAACTGCAGCACCTTGTTTGATCTTTGTTTTTTGAGCAGCTGGTATCTTATCTTTAACTTTTCTAATCAGTGATGGTGGTTTAGTAGGATCCACTTTGGCACCTGGTCTTGTTGCACTACTGGTAATAGGTCTTCCACCTTTAGTTGTTGAGGGAGGTTTGCGGAGACGTACCTTTCCACCTCTACCAAAAAGTCTCATCAAGAATCCCGACATACCCATACCTCCTTTTTCACATATAAGTAAAAAGTCAGGATTACTTGTATCAATTGTCTCACTTAAAGTTATCGATTCGCAAATTTCTAATACTTTAGATTCATCATTTAAATTCCAAAATTCCATGATCTGATCTACATCATAACCTTCCTCAAGCATAGAGTAAGATATATGCAAAAATGTCTTTTGCTCTTCAGAAAGATTGTAATGCATCTCTAGTTACTATCCTATATTGTTATTTATTAGTTGCCCGCTCTAGATCTTTGAGCAGCAACATTTGCCTTTCTAGTTTCATTATCCCTTCTATTATAATATCCCTTCAAATAATCAGAGACATATGGAACTCCTGCACCAGCAGTTCTTCTACCAATTCTCTCAAGAGGATTAGATGAAGTATATGCAAGTGAAGAAGGATCGTTACCATGCTTGTATACTGCTTTACCATCCTTAAAAGCACGATATCCAACTCGTTCTTTATTATTAGCATCACGAACAATTGCCTTATTTCCACTTCGTGAAGTAGCAGATTGAGCAGGAGTTCCAGTTTGTACCTGACGATTTGCTTTTGCCATCCACTTTTTATCGGAAGCACTTGCTCCCATTACATAACCAGAAGCAGCATCACCAAGTTGAGAACCAGCAACTGGTCCAAGAAACGCTGATGCTCTTTTTCCAATAACACCACGTAATAATGCAGTGGTGGCAATAGATCCTAATGTAGAACCTGTACCAGAAGCAAGTGCTGCATTTGTTTGTCTTTCAGCAGTTTGTCCTCGTGCTTTTTCTCTTTCCGCTGCACCATATGCGTTAAAAGCACCATAGAAAGCACCCGAACCTGCACCACTACTTGCCTTTTTGACTGTTGGTGGTTTATATGTACTACTGCCCTTCCTTATACTAGTAGATCTTCGTCCTAAATCTGGAGGAGTGTTTGCTACTTTTTGTCTTGCTTGTTGTGGTGTTACCGGATTTTTTTTAGTTGAGGGGGGTTTAGGACCACTATCAATTCTACTAGAAGGACCAGCAGCACCACTTACTCTTCTTCTTGTTGGATTTGCAGATACTGATACTGGGTTATTGCCTGGTTTGTATGAGAACGATCCGCTGCTAGTCTGTCCAAATTTCAAAGTCTTACCGGGAGTACCCACAGTACTCGAAGTGGATGGTAATTTTGCTGGAGTTTTTGTCTTTGTGGTACCAGAAATTGTGAAAGATGGTTTTGGTGCCGGTAGGGATTGCTTCACTTTAGCAATAGTTTTAACTGGAATAGGTTTGATTTTTGGAAGTTTTGATCCAGAAGTCGCAGTAGAACTAGATGCTCCGGTACCCATATTTTTAAGGATTTCCTTTGCATTTAGGTCACCAACTTTTACTTTACTATACTGCCTTGAACTTGGTGCTCTTCCACCAACACCCTTTGGTAGATTAGTCGTTGCAGGAAGTGATCTGTACGTTGGTGCCCCTGTAAGGGGGTTTGCACCAGTAGGCGTACCAAAAGACTGTCTAAATCTTGCTGCCCTCTTAGATACCTCAGACTGTTTAACTGCTGTTGGTTTAGATACTGATGCTGGATTTCTTCTAGTCCCAATACCAGTAGACTTTACATCTGACGGTCTTGCTTGGCGATATCTTTGACCTCTTCCAGGTTTTGCTGTTTCTCCACCAACTTTAATGTCATCAGCATCAGGACCTTTACCACCACCAATAATATTAGAAGCTGCTTTTCTTGGCGTAGGATCTGCTCCTACACGAGATCTAATATCATCAGCAACTTTTATCTGCTGTTTAATATCTGGTTTACCGGCATATCGTGCTGCGGAATCTTTGGTTGGATTAAATCCCTGACCACTATTTTTAGGTGATCCCTTCTTTGGGTTTACAGTAGTATTGGCAGGATCTTGCACCTTTGAACGGGAAGTCTCTATATCAACATTACCAACACTACTCTTAGTGCCAAAATTTGATTTTTTTCTTCCTTCGTTTAGTGATGCCATTTCAGATACTTTGTAGTTTTTTCTTAAATTATTTTCTAAGGATTTCAAGTTTTGCTTTTTCTTTCTTTTTTCTTTCATCATCACGTTTTTTTAATCTCATCTGATCAACACCTATGGCACCAAGTTTAATAGCAGTAGTGTATGGATTTGTCGCTGGCAGTCCTTGTGCAACAGCATTATACACACCAAATTTGTCACCATCTCTCGCAGATTCAAATCCTCTCAAAGCAGCTTGTCCTACCATTGCAGTATTAAATGCGCTTGTGAAGGCACCAGCTTTAGATCCACCCCTCAAAACATTAAATACAGCACCCCAACCTTCAACAATCAACTTTGATTGATTTGATTCAATAACAAATTGTTTATATGTTTTCATTACTCACACTATTTTTAGATATTTATAATCACTTTGCACTTATAGATCCTCCACTCGTACCAATCTCTTTTCTATATTTGATAGTATTTTTTGTTGCTTGTTGACGCTCTTTTGCAAGTGCTGCAGCGTCTCTTTCTCTTTGTCCACCAACACCAGTTGCTCTAGAAAGTCTGGAGAAAAGATTTTGATTGCCTCTTTGTGCCATACTTGCTCTTGCAAGGTAAACAGGTTTACCGTTTTTATAAGCAAGATCACCAACTCTACCACCAGAAAGAATTTTAGTGCTAGGAAGTTTTGCAGTTTTACCTCCACTAGTAATAGTATTATTTTTTTTATCTACATCCATTTTGCCGCCAGTGCCGACGATGCCAACACCCTGTCTAGATCCGTAGGCACCTTGCTGACCTGCTTTTTGTCTTGCTTTGACTGCAGCAACGTCCTTAGGTGTTCCAACTTTCTTTTCACCAGCAACAGAACCCCATTCAACTGGCCGTACTTCACCTTTATATTTTGCTACTCCAATTCTAAAAGGTTCATCCTTTTCAGATCTGTCTGTCTTATTAGCGTAAATTTTTTCGGCTTTAGGATCATTATAAGTATATCCCTTTTTATTTCTCCCTGTTGCCAAGTACTGATCTAATTTAGATTCTCCACCAGAAGTATCAATTCTTTTACTAATAGTATAGTCCCCATATTGCCTTCTACCCCTCGGTGCTGCGGAACTGGATCCAGCACCACCTAGAGCAATAGAAGTGATTGGATTTGCATACAAAGCGACAGTATTTATTGCAGAGTCTTTTGCAACTCTCGCAGTTTTCTGAGCTTTTGGATCTTTTATATTACTGATTCCTATTTCTGCTGCAGTATCTGCCGCAGCAAAAGCACCAAGTTTTAATGCACCCCCACCCACTCTTTTCAAAAGAGATGGTCTTGTAGTAGTTGTTGCTGCTGATGGTGGTGGTGCTGTTGGCAATCTAGGAGCAACTCTTGGTGGTTGTGCTTGAGGTTTTATCCTCATTGAATTAGATTGACGCATTGCATTCAATTGATTCCTTCTAGAGGCAGTAGATCTCTTGAGGAGTTCTTTAAACTGATCCTCAGTCATCTTTTTAATTGTAGCAACGTCAACGTCTTCTTTAATCATATTCATAAACTCATTAAATCTTTTCATTTATATCCACTTCTTTTTTAGATATTTATAAAAAAAAGAGGACCTAAGTCCTCTCAATCTGGAATATCACCATAGTCTTGATATGCATCATATCCATTATATTCACCAAACATATAGGAATCGGATAATGCCGCTTCCCTATATGCTTTTAGTGCTTCATCTGATAATTCTTTTTTTGAAGGAGGAGGTGGAGTAAGAGGTTCTATCTCATCCATCTCCTTCCATACTTCTTCAAAGTTGGAATCCTGAGAAGGTATCTTTTTTGACATCTTGCTTAATTCCTCCGACGATATAAGACTCAACCTCAGTCTCCTGAGGAGCGACCTGAAGACCCTTCGACGAAATCCAATGTTCCGTCCAGGGGAGTGGGTTATTCTTTGCGGGTATGTCATAAATCGGTTTAAGTCCAATTGCTTTCATTCTACGATTGGCAATCCATTCGACATACTGCTGGAGCAGTTTATCATTCAGACCAATCATAGATCCATCTTTAAACAGATACTCTGCCCAAATTTTTTCTTCGTTTACGGTCTTTTCAAACATAGAATACAACCAACGATCTTCTTCTTTGAAGATTTGTGCCATCTCAGGATCATCACCTTCTTTCCACTTCTTCAGAATATTCTGAGTAATGGCAAGGTGTTGGTTCTCATCTCTAGCAATCAGTGAGATGATTTTTGCACTTCCTTCCATAAGTTTGAGTTCGCCAAAAGCAAAACTGCATGCAAATGATACGTAAAAACGAATACCTTCAAGAATATTAACGTTTGCAACTGCTTTAAACAATTTGCGTTTGAGTTCATATCTTGAACTTTGTGCATAAGGAACTCCTTCTATTGCGTGTTGCCAATCATTAGTACTATCATAATGATGTGCTGCATTGATAAAGTCATTATATGCTTCTGTGACACTCATAGCACGTTCAACAATGCGATCGTCAGTCAGAATGTGATCAAACACATCTGAAGGATCTGCATAAATGTTTTTGATGATATGAGTATATGAGCGACTATGGATCATCTCCATAAATCCCCAGACTTCCATACATGCTTCTAACTCAGGCAGTGAGCAGTAAGGAATGAATGCCATACCAGGACCACGCCCTTGTACAGAATCTAGCATAATCTGATACTTCAAATTAGAAGTAAAAATATGCTTCTGCTCTGGACGAAGAGTTTGATAATCCGAACGATCTTTCTGGAGAGATACCTCTTCAGGTCTCCAGAAGTATCCTAGTTGTTGTGTGGTGAGTTTATCAAAGATTGGATACTTATAAGAATCGTATCTCTGAATACCCAAAGGTTTACCAAAGAACATTGGTTGCTTTTTGGTATCAACCACTTCTGAATTAAAAACAGTCATGGATTCGACCATTGGTCTATCCTCATTGTTTGTCTTAAATTTTACAAGACTCACAGTCTTCCTCCTCGGCGTTTTCTAGTTGAGTGATTAGATTATCAAGACTTTCCTTAGTATCTTCTACCTCGTCAGTCTTGAAGTCGTATGTGTTCTGATAATATGAAGTCTTCCAACCGTATTTGTATGTAGTTAAAAGATCTTGTGCCATTACTGAAACTGGAACTTCATTGTCAGGATAGTTCTCTGGATTATAACTCCAATTGCCACTAATTGCTTGGTCGAAGAACTTCTGCATTATAGCAACAATATTAATATAACCACGATTGGATTCCATATCCCATAGCAAAGTATAGTTATTTTTCAATGTTGCATACTGTGGAACAATTTGCTTAAGAGGTCCTTTTTTGGACTTTTTAATGGACAAGTATCCTCTAGGCGGTTCAATTCCATTGGTCGCATTTGACACAACGGAACTGCTCTCTGAAGGCATCTGTGCGGACAATGTTGAGTTCCTAACTCCGTGGGTAAGTACCCGTTGTCGAAGATCTTCCCAATCATACTGAAGCTCATTGGAGATTATTTCATCCACGTCATGTTTATATGTATCGATTGGAAGAATTCCATTTCCATACTTTGTTCGGTTACTGTATTCACAGGCACCTTTTTCCTTGGCAAGTTCTACTGTAGCAGAAATCAAATAATATTGAAAAGATTCAGTCAGTTTATGAACTGCATCCCAGGCACCTTCTTCACTATAATTGAACCCCTGCTTCGCCAGGAAGTGCGCTAAACCGATATAACCGATTCCAAGTGAGCGGCGTGCTTTTGTGGCGATTTCTGCTGCTCTGATGGGGTAGTTTTGAAAATCAATAAGTTCATCGAGACTGCGAACAGCAAGATCGCAAAGAATTTCAAGATCTTCCAGATCCCTAATTTTTCCGATATTAACAGCACTAAGTATGCAGAGAGCAATTTCTCCGTTTTCATCATCAATATGTTGTAAAGGTTTAGTAGGAAGAGTAATCTCCTGGCACAAGTTACTCATCTCAATCTTATCCATAAAGGATGAGTGAGAATTGCAATGGTCAATATTCATAATATAAAGACGACCAGTCTCTGCTCGTTCCTTCAGAATATCTAAGAAAAGATCTTGTGCCCCGACAGTTTTTCTTGGAGTAAACTCATCTGATTCATAGCGTACATAGAGATCGTCAAATGTATCAGTACCAAAAGCATCATAGAGACCTGGTACGTCATGCGGTGAGAAGAGGCTAATCTCTCCATTCGCAATGAAACGTTCGTAGAAAATCTTTGAAATTTGGATTGAGTAGTCAAGTTTGCGTACCCGATTATCTTCTGTACCCTTGTTGTTTTTGAGAACAATAATGTCCTCTATTTCTTGGTGCCAGATAGGAAAGTGAACTGTAGCAGAACCACCTCTGATGCCGTTTTGTGTGCAGCATCGTACAGTTGATTCAAACTTTTTAAGGAAGGGGACCACACCTGTGTGCTGTACCTCTCCGCCTCTGATTTTAGCGTTGATGCCACGGATTCGACCTGCGTTGATGCCGATTCCTGCGCGTTGTGCAACATATTTACCAATAGCCATGTCACTGCTAAAGATAGAATCGAGGGAGTCATCAATATCAACGAGAACACAACTCGCAAACTGACGCAGTGGGGTTCTGACCCCTGCCATGATTGGCGTTGGGATGTTGAGTTTGTGTCTGCTGATTGCTTCATAGTATTTTTTTACGTAATCTAAACGAGTTTCTTTTGGATACTTTGAAAAAATAGTGGCAGCAATCAACAGATACATGAACTGCGGTGTCTCATATTGAGCACCCGTACTACGATCCTGCACAAGATATTTATCGACTACCTGACGCAAACCAGCATATGTAAACAGATAGTCGCGTTGATGGTCGATAAATGATTCAAGTTTATCAAACTCTTCTTTAGTATAGAGATCAAGAATTTCCGCATCATAAACTCCTTTCTCCACACAGAGTTTAGTGTGCTCATAAACAGAAGGTGTCTCGTGTCTACGACCGTTGAGTTGCTTCCTGAGAGCGAACAGGAGCAAGCGAGCAGCGACGAACTGATAGTTGGGGTGATCCAGATCGATCAAGTCGCTTGCAGAGCGAATCAGGATCTCCTGAATCTCTCCAGTAGTAATACCATCATAAAATTGAATGCCAGATTGCATTTCAACCTGAGAGGCAGAAACACCTGCCAGGTCTTTACATGCTTCCTCCACCATTACGTGAAGTTTATTCAGATCAAGAGGTTCAGTATTTCCATTTCTCTTAATTACCTTTGTCCCGTTGCTCATACTTTTTTCCAAGTGTTAAATTTGATTTTTGCTTCTAATCCAGCATATGTATTCAATTTTATCATAGACATAACGTCATGTCCAGCAAGGACCATATCGTTGATGTCTTTCTCTACGATGTTGTTTCCCCAGATTACTACCTTCTCTCCTCTATCGATGAGTTTGGCAATTCGGTTGACGATTTCTCTGTTACGTGGTTCATTATCAAGAACCCAAATATGATCGCCCCAACCAAACGACCGAATATCAACATCGGACCCACACATAGCAACAGCGTTTTCCACGAACGTGGAGTCAAACGGTCCTTCAACGATGTAAATCGGTTGTTTTTCATCAACATTATCAAGTCCGTATAGTTTCGGAGAATGGTCATTCAACATCACAGTGATATATTTAACAGAGTTAGGAATTAGACTTCTCCCCTGAAACCCAATAAGATTCTTTTCAGTATCATACATTGGTATAATAATACGCGGTTCATCTCTATATGTTGTGTCAAACGTCTGTTTTTTGCTATTTGTCCACTCCTTGAACTTGTCAGCAAAGTAAAATTTTTCTGGATTGAGATTTCTTTCTAGCAAGTATTTGCTTGCATTAGGATCTTCAGATGCTTTAGGTAGATTCAACTTCTTCCTAAAAACTGGTTTCTTGAAGTTAAACACAGGTTCTTCAACAGTAAAATTTTTACCAGTATGACCTTCCTTAAACTTCTCAAGGGTATATTGCTTGTGCAGAGTAGTATCAAGTTTCTTGATAAAATTATTCAATGACAAACTAGCACCACAGTTATGGCACTTGAAGTTGGTGTTATTCTTCATAACATACATATACCCACGACACTTGTTCTTGTTCTTCTGCGAGTCTCCACAGATAGGACAACGGAAGTTGTATAGGTCTGGTTTAACCTTCTTGAATTTTTGTAGGCGTGACGAAATTAATCCAACGTATTTGGAATCAATCAGATCCATTACTATAGGTCACTTTTGTCTTTCTATTATAACCTGAGGTACGTTGGGCGTCAAGAAACTTCCCATTACTTTTTGACCTGGCACACTGACAATAAATGAGATGACGATCAGACCACCAGCAATGGTCCACATCTTCTTCTCCATAAGACGGAGACGTTCATCAATTTTTTTGATGTCCCTTTCACATCCTTTCTTTATTTCATCTGCTCTTCTATTGACTTCGCGATGGACACTCTCTACTTTCTCAAAAAGTACAGCGTCAATTCTATCTTGTTTGTCTAACTTCTCATTATGGACTGCTAGAAGTTGGCCCATCTTAACAGAATTATCCTGCAAAGATTCTACTACTCTTTCCAATCTTTCTAAAATAGCAGCATTTACGCCAGCAGTATCATCCATTAGACTTGACCCGTTCTCCATCGTTTTCTACACCCAGGCATTTTACCTTTTCCCAAACAAGGTTTTCTACGAATTGGACCCTTCATAACAGGATCAAAACCAGCAACAGGACCCTTGGGATCAGCAGAACCTGTAAACCCATCAGCACCAGCAACCATCTCTTCTTTAAGAGTTCTAACAATACCAATAATTTTATTGATGTCCATCAGAGCGATTTTAATTCTTGTAAGCAATCATAGTCAATAGGAATTCCTGATATATGTGTTTTTGGATATTCAGGAATTCTATTGAGGAATGTAAGAAAACTTTTTATAGATGGCCAAAGATCTTCTTCTAAATTGTAGAACAGAAGAGGAACAGCAGCCTCGTCAAATACATTAAACAAAATTATAAGATGATTTAATATAAGGTGAACTTTTAGCTCACCTGTATTCTTGTATCTCTTCAATAAACGTTTTATATACCTAATCCTCTTCAAGTCAGACTCAAAATCATCTCTTGTGACTGCTTGCGGATTATTATAAAATTTTATAGCAAAGAGCAAGTAATTACTCTCGTTCAATTCATTAAATCTCATACCATATTATCAGCTATCTGGAAGAATCGTATCGTCTGCCTGGTCAAGTCCAGTAATTCCGATTGCAACGAGAGTCTCAGTTTTAACTCTAAGATTTCCGTGCATATCGTTATATGTAGTAATACCGACCCAACCACCGTGAGTGGGGGCATACTTGCGAGCATCACCAGAAGCAGCATTTGCTACTCCAAGTTCAGTTTCATCCACACCGAAAACTGTGAGGTTGGATGTATCCATGCCCTCATGGTGTGCTGTGAATTTTGGCTCATCGGTGGATACATCTCCAGATCCCCAAAGTGGTGCCATGTCTTTTACCTTTGAATCTTGTATAAAGATATTTATAAAAAGTAATGGATTACTCTTCGCCCTCTCTTGACACCATTGCCTTCTTGACAACTTCGAGAAGTTGATCGTCCATATCAGTCTTAGTCAGCTTAACTGCCTTAGAAAGAATAACAAGACAGATCTCAACCATCTTCTCACCGAGTTCTTCATTCTCTGGAATGTTATTGATAGCATCTTTAATAATTTTCGACGCTAATGGGAGTAGAAATGCAAGCATTGTTTTATCACGTATTTACATTATATAGCACGCTAATAGTTACTTTTTCTTTTTCTTTTTATTACCGTAACCTTCTGCAGACATTTTAGCAGTTTGAGAAGTCATAATTTTCATAACTTCTTCCCCATCTTCAGGTGCTCCAAGCATCATTGGGTTCTTAATACCCATCGCTCTCAACTTATTCTTAAGAAGTTCTCTATAAGTTCTATTTTCCCTTCTATCACATTCACAGGGACACTTTTTACACTTGGGACATACTTTACCATTCTCTGCTTGTTCTTCAACAGTATTAGAACAGTCCTCTTTACCATGTACTTCGCAATCTTTACCTTCAGAGGTGTGAGCACACTTGCCTGATTTTTTCTTCTCAGCAATCATTTCCATAAAACGTTGCTGGGTTTTGCTTACTGATTTCTCAGCAATCATTTCACCTTCAACTTCTTTATGAGCACGGAGATTTTTACCACCGACTTCAGATTCTGGATTGATCTGTACTACTGGTTTTTTACCTGCATAGTTATTGACCTTACCATCAGGAACCATTCTCCCCTGACCTTCAGTTGAGGTAGTTCCATCAACAAGGAACTCTTCCTTCATTGCCTTTTTCTTAGCAATCGCTGCATTAATTGCATCGCGACGAGCATAGATGTACTTATCAGTACCATCCTTCTTGCCGTCATTGTTTACATCACCATCTCTTTTTTGAGGATTCTTAGCGACAGGATCCATCTTACCCTCCCTCTTCTTTTCACCCTCATAAGGTTCACCGTGCTCAGTCATTTCAACTTTGAGACCTTTTGCTCTTAGTTCTGTGATCTTGGAACGATTAGCATATCTTACATAAGACTTGTCGCTCTTAGGATCAGTGACTCTTACCTTATACTTTCTTTCTGCACCTTCATCTTCTTGAATTGGTTCTTTTTCAACCTTCTCGACAAATACTTTGAAGAGTGCGCTAGCAACAGTTCCGGTAGCACCATCAGACATTAAAGAGTCATAATGTGCTACTTGCATTTCTTTCTTAGGTGATTTTTTACCACCTTTAACCATCAATTTTCCACTCATAATTTTATTAACAGAAGCAGGAGGAATAATACGACCCCCACTGTGCTTATTTACATATCCTCGTTCAGTACCAGTATCAATCAACGTCAAACCAGCAGATCCAGCATCACCAGCTCGATTAGATGGTTTTACATTTGGAAAGTCTTCTTTTACCTCTCTCTTGTCTCCGCCACCATCTTTACCAAATAGTTTTGCTCTAACTGCCGTTTGTTCAGGAGCACTCAGATTACTATTTTGCATATACTGAGCATATGCTGCTCTCAGGTCAACACCTTCTCTTCTTGCACGATAACGAATATCGTAGACTGCCTGACGGATTTTCTTTTCAGAACCTCCTTCACCACTCTCCGTTTTTGCGCCTTCTTTAGCGGCAGGAACTGCAGATGCAGCAGCGTGCTTACGTACTGGAAGGTCTTCAAATATATTTTTAGTCATCGAAGATTTTACGATTTACGTTTTCCTATCTTATATTTATTTATAAACGCTATTCCGCTAGACATAGCGCCTGGAACCATCGATGAAACATAGTTAAAGTGTGAGTCAGTTCCAACCAAACGTTGATCTGCAGGAACTCCACCGATCTCAGTTCCATTGACAATTGCTTCATTCACATCTCTAATCCAAGACTTGAACATAATATCATCTTCTGTGACACAGATAAGATGATTTGCACCCCTACGAACAATTTTTCCAACCAATCCAGTATTCATATTTTCAACCCATTCACCAATTTTATATATTGTTTTACTTACATAATTTTCACGAAGAGTTTGCTGATCAAACTTAGGTGCCATTTCCCAAATACCCCACTCTTCATTGATACCCATTGATACACGAAGAGTATTATACAGATCTTTTACTTCCTTAGGTGCCATACCATCAGGCATTGCCATTTTAAAAGTTTTATAGTCATTTTCCGATGCAGCAAGTCTCAATCTTGATGCTGAAAGACCTTCAACACCTTCAGCATCTGGATCTCTATCACCAGCAGAAACGACCTCAATATTGTTAAACTGATAGAGGGTACCATTATAATTATTTGCCAGTTTGCTAAATTCACCTACTCTGTCGGCACCGCCAACAATTCTAACATTCTCATATCCATCACCATGTGCTTTCTTTAAAACATCAAAAATAGTTCTAGTATTATTATCATTTTGAATTCTACCAGCGTGCTTAGGGAACATCCCTCTCATAAATGCAACTTTAGTATCAGCGTCGAGAGGATTTTTCTTAGGATCATTTGAACGAGATGGAACTACAATATAGTCCCCATGTTCTTGCTCTGCCGATTTCATAGCAGTATCCATCAATTGCTGGTGCCCAATATGTGGGGGATTGAATCTACCAAAAGCAATAGTAAGAGTTCCTTTTGATTTTGCTGCTTTTTGTGGACCTGCAGTAAGATCTGGATTGAGTTCTACTGTGGGTTGTGCTGGAGCAGGTGCTGCTTCTTGTTCCGGTGCAACTTGCTGTTCTTGTTTTAAACCAGGATCAGTAAAGTTGGGATCAGAGACATTCTTTTCTAATTCCGTTTGATCAGGATCACCCTTACCAATCTTCTGTCTTTTATTATAAAATTTTAGTTTACCCTTTTCAGTTTTTGCTACAAATTCCTTGGTGCTTCTATCATACCAGGAACCGTGACCATCACCCTCCAAACCAAGCCGTTGTGCTTGCTGTGTTGCAGATTCGTTTAGAAATTGAAAAAAGGATTTCATTGATATCGGTTTTTGCGTAGTTCTAAAGTAACATTACCACGATTGATAACTATGTACTTTAAAATGTCATTTCGTATCTTTATATATTTATCCTTATTTTTACCCCCACTAGAATCAATCTCACGCTGAAAAGTCATGTAGATATATCTGGTGAAGTGTTCGTAATTATCACCATCGTAGTCGTTAATTAATTCTTTGACGTATGAATTCATGAATCTAAAATGTCTAGACTTTTATCGAGGTCATATGCTGAGATTCCAGGTTTGGTAGTAACTTGCAATGCAGTAGTAAACCGATAATTGTTAATAGGTACACTACCACCACGCTTTGTGCGAAGACGTATTCTCAAACCAGGTTTGAATTGTGGGATCGAGAGACCTAAAGGATTTGAACGCATATAGTACAAACCATATCCACCAATCTGAATATAAAAAGTTCCTTTTGCCGCATAGTAATCATGCAAAGCAGAACTTGAAATTACTTTATAACGATTACCAAATCTTGCATAATCGGAAGTTACCATTTCCTGAGTAAACTGCTCTGCAGGAACAGTTGATCTAAAAGGAGCACCCTTAGGACCCCACTCAGAATTTGCAAATTTTTCAATACCAATTCCACGCATCATATCGCGAAGAATATCTGCCTCTGGAGTTGAAGCGCCACCAAGTCTCCAAATACCGTTATCGTAATTTAAAGTCCCTTGACCATAGTCTGTAGAGAGATTTAACTTGACTTCGAGTTTATATGAAGAACCACTATACATAAACATTGCATCAGGTGCAAATGGATTTGCTCTTGCGGGAGTAAAACCTGCTGGAGCGATTCCCTTTGCCTTCAACTTGTTATGGATTTTCTCTTCATAGACAAAACCCTTTTGACCAGCCATTGGCGTTTTCGGTTATTTATGTGCCTATTATAGCATGGATATGGAGTTATGGGGACTCGAACCCCAAACCCCCTGCTTGCAAAGCAGGTGCTCTACCAATTGAGCTATAACCCCTTGAGATAGTCCCTCTCTTTTTGATATGGGACTACTTCTTTAGTGTATAGTTTCCATCCCTCATGAAGTTCAGGAAGTAACCACTGATCAACCCGATAACAGTGTTGCCAATTAACAGGTTGAATACAATTCATAACAACTACAGTCCAAAATGCTGTGGTATAATTAAGAATTGTGTACATTAGATTGCAAAAGTTATAATCGCTGCATACCCAATAAGTATGCCACACAAACCACCAATTACTTTATAATATTTCCTAATAGGAGTTCCAAAATATTGTTGCCCAATCATCAAGCATTTATGTGCAGGTGACAATAGATACCCAGAATATTCAGTGCAGAGGAACCAGACTAAGTATTGAGGACCGAAGATTACTACCAGAGCAGAAGTCATACCAGCATACTTACCAGATGAACCCATAATCCAAGCAGCAATCATAGCAACAATTGAAGCGGGAATTAACATTTCAGGAGTTGCTGTCTTTAAGTATTCCATCACAGGACCTTTTATTTGCCCAACAATACCACTAAATGCAAGAACAATAGTAGCAATGATAGCAAACTTACCATCCAACCATTTACCCCACTTCCAATCTTTAAATACAATAGAGTAATAGATTGACATCCCAAGGAACCAAGGAAAGAAAAACGGTGCTCCTGCCTTACCAGTATTCAATAGAAGAATAATAGTAGCAATTAGTGGTGCCCATCCTGTAAGAGCACGACGCCAATTGAACTCACGAACATTATCTAAAATATTAACACTTTCAGGATCAATCTTTGAAAAGATGTACCACCAAGTATACGATAATGTAATGATAAGAGGAACGATTGTATATCCAAGAAATGTCGTATAGGATACTCCCATCACCGCCATAGGTAAGACAACTGTCTTCTCTAGTGGTGACCACCAATAATAATGATGGGTAGACAAATAATCAATTACACCAAAATAAGAACGTTTTTTCTTTTCTGCTGGAGCAATAGCATCTAGAAGTGGTGCAGATAATGCCACACGTCCTGGAATAGGAAGTACGCCACCTAAAAGTGAGGTTAGAATAATAATAAGACGATTATCACTGACATATCTTTTTATTAGTGAATATACATCTTCAAGTGCATGATATTCACGAATGAACCCACCCAGGATCATAATACCAAAGATGTATCCCATGTAGAGTTCATTTTTAATTATAGATTCTATCATAGATCATCAACTTCACGATTCTCAGAATAGTATACATCAAACTGTCCACCAGGATAACGCTTCTCAAGTTTCTTTACGTTACGAGCAACAACTTCATCAAGAGAAACACCAAGTGCCATACACGCTTGGGCAACATACCACATCAGATCACCAAGTTCAATAAACAGATGTTCCTTGTTTGCTTCATCCCAAGGTTTGCCTTGGAAAATAAGTTTCTTGATAATTTCAAGGAACTCTCCACCTTCAGCATTGATACCAACACCAGCGGTTAGAAGACGTTCAATATTTGCACCTTTTTCATCTAGTTCAACTAGACGATCTGCAAGGGCAACAAAATCTGTAGATTGGTCAGAAGTAACAGCGTCTACAAACTTCTGATACTTTTCAAAATCAACTTGCTTACTCATTAGAATTTAAATCCGTCGAATGCTTTTTTAGGTTTCTTTTCGTCATCATAATTATACTCCTCTTCTTGTCCAGAGTCAAGTATATCCTCTTGTGCAGTCTGTTCACAATCATACAAACGCATCTTTGCACGATCAATACCGACAACAAATCTCTTGAATAGATTGATATCGTTATAACGATTCTTCAATTGTTTTACCATAATCTGTCCCAATTGTTCCAACTCTTCTGTAGAAATAAGGGCAAACATAAGATCAGCAGTAGCAGGGAGACCAAAGGATTCACTAGTGTCAGTAAGGTCAACGTCAGAGCTACCATAACCAGAACGAGTGGTCTGGGTGGCAGATACGATAGGGACCTCGGTTTCGACAGCCAATCCTCTAAGTTCTTCTGCAATCGACTTAACAAGAGTATAGGAATTAATATTGGCAGATCCTTTGTAACGTGACGAGGCACAAATATTGAGGTAATCCACAAATATAACATCAGGTTTAAAAGACTTCTTAAGTGCAAGTTCATTAAGAAGTGCTTTAAAATGTCCACTATGAGCACTCGCAGTTGGATACTCTTTAATTATAAGTTGACCTTGAGTTTTTTTACTCAAGTTAGTAACTTTGTTTTCAAATGAAGTTCTAGGAAGATCAGAAAGGTCCTGAATGGGTACATTCAGAAGATTTGCATCAATGCGTTCAGCAATTTTTTCCTCTGACATCTCCATTGTAATGTATAGTACGTTACTTCCGTTAAGGAGAATGGAGCTAGCCATATGGCACATGAACAAAGACTTGCCGACACCTGTCCCAGCAAGAGCGATATTAAGAGTCTTATTAGGAAGACCACCTTTCGTAATCTTGTTAAAATACTCAAGATCGAAGGGGATACGATCCTCTTTTCTATGATATGACTCATATCGTTCTTGATAATCCTCTAAGTAGTTGTGTCCAATATGGTTGTCAAAAGAAACTGCAAGAGCATCCGACAAAATTGAAGGAATAGCATCACGATTTTTTTCTTTATCGGCACCATCAGCAATACTGATAGATTCCATAAGTGCCAAATAAATGGCACGATCACGACACCACTTTTCAGTGGTATCTTCTAACCATTTACTATCGGCAGGAGAATCATTAAGTTCCGCAATAATTTCACGAGACTCTTTTACTTCAGTTTCAGAGAGATCTGTACGATCCTCCATCTCAATTGACAATGCTTCTGTAGTAATAACATTGCCATATTTTACAATAAATTCAGTAATCTCCTGAAAAATAATTTTTTCAGTTCTCTGCTCAAAATAATCAGGTTCAATAAACGGAATTACTTTGCGAGAGTACTCTTCATTGAAAACAAGGTTTCGCAGAATAGTTGTCTCAATTCGCTCCATAGGAATAGTTTTCTTTTGCAATGGTGTCAAGTTTTTCCATCACCTCTGGGGTGAAGTATGTGTCAGGGTCTTTCAGGATTGCTTTCGCATAAACCTTCTTTCCATCTATTTCATATCTACCAGCAACATTTTTCCAAAGTCCGCCAATCTCACCGAGTTCAAGAAGACCATAATATCGATCAAGACCACGCTCATCGTAATACAGACGCACCGTAACATTTTGGTTCTCCTTACTTAAACGCGACTTAGCAGTCTTTGCCTTGATAAGATTTCCAATGACTTCTGTTCCATCCTTCTCCTTTTTTTTACTAAGGTGAATAATCGTGGACGCCGCATACTTAAGACCAGAACCGCCACCCATCTCTTTGGTTGGAACATATGCACCGATGACATCGTAAGTGTGATTAGTAACGATCATTGGAATGTTTGCTTGACCCAACTTAAGTGTGAGCATTCTGAACGCACCTTTAATAAGTTGGGATTTAGTCATATCCCGAACTTGTTTTTCGTTTAGCGTATCAGTAATCTCTTTCTCTGTGGAAAGCATCCCAAGAGAGTCTAACACAAACATACAGGGTCTGCGTTCTTCTACAGATTTTTTTAGGTATATGTCTACTGCCTTCAGTGCTTTTTGACGAAACTCTTCGACAGTTACTACATTAACGACGACCAAACGTGAGAGATCAATTCCTCTACTTTCGAGAAGAGATTTATTAACTGCTGCCTCGGTGTCAAAATAAAGGCAATATCCGTCAGGATTAGAATCAAGAAAGTTTTTGACGACAGCGAGAGAAAAGAAAGTCTTGCCAGTAGAAGACTCCCCAGCAATGGCAGTAATCTTATTCCCAGAAACACCACCAAATATACTACCTGAAACCAATGCGTTAAAGATGTAAGAACCCGTGTCCACATAGTTTTCAGTGTCGTCAATATCGGATGCGAGTTTTGTGTATTCATCCCCAATCTCTTTTACAATCTCTTTTAAAAAATCCATTACATTACAAATCCAAATTCTTCACGGGCAATTTTTTTGT